GAATCATTTATATCCTGTATGCAGTCGGCACAGCAAACGGAACTATCCCGGCAACGAACTACCAAACAGCATGTGATTTTGAAGACCTTGTATACAACTTAGAAGATGATCGTGCACGGTGGTGGAACTATGTGGTACAGGGCAAGGTTCCAGCATGGATGTATTTTGTGAAATTTGAGGGAATGACAGAACAAGAAGCAAAAGCAATGATTGAAGAAGCACAGGAACAGAACAAGCCGGACAGTGGATTGTACGAAGAATAGGAAAGAGGTGAACCAAAATGGAATATCTTATCATAGACCCATCAACAAGAAAAATTACAATCCCCAAAAGCGAACAACTTTTTGGAGTGTACGGAGAGGGCAATATTGAAAGAAAGTATTTCAAATGTCCTAAGATCGTAGGAGATAATGTCGACTTGTCTGACTGTTACATTTTCGTAAATTACTATACTGCAAAAGGATTGCCGGGGAAATATACAGCAAAAGATGTGAAGGTAGACGGGGAGAATATCACTTTTTCATGGGAACTAAAACAACACATCTTTGACGCAAACGAGGATACATCTATATATTTTGCAGTAGAAGCGAAAAACAAAGATAAAGTAGAAGTGTTCAGAACCAGTCCGGCTACCGGAAAGGCCAAAGAGACGATAGACACGGATACAGAGATTGAAGAGACTCACGCCGATGTCATTCTTGACCTTATATCCAGAGTAGACACATTGGAGAAAAAGCCTATTTCTGAAGAGCAGATAGAGAAATCTGTAAAAAGCTATCTGGAAAAGAATCCTATAGAAGAAACAGATCCGACGGTACCAGAATGGGCAAAAGAGGAAGAAAAGCCTACTTATACCGCAGAAGAAGTCGGAGCACTGCCGGACACAACGGAAATTCCGAAAAATCTGTCCGATCTACAGGATGATGCAGAACACAGAACAGTTACAGACACAGAAAAACAGAGTTGGAATGACAAGAGCGATTTTTCCGGCAATTATGAAGACTTACAAGGAAAGCCAACAATCCCTACAGTACCAACCAAACTCCCCAACCCGCAATCCTTAACCATCACATATGGCGGTCAAACCTACACCTATGATGGCAATGAAGCTGTTGCAATCACCATAGAAACAGGTGGCATCGAAAGAATAGAAAAGCTGTCCACAGACACCACAGTAACATTCGAACCTAACAAGCTCTATATCTTTCCGGAAATGACATCATTAACATACACCATCGGTGAGGGAACTGGTGAGGTGCATTTTATCTTTCGTTCTGGAGCAACAGCTACAAGGGTGGTACATCCATCCAATGTCAATATCGGTAGCTTTTCGGTCGATGCAAACAAGGTCTATGAGGTGTCTATATTAGAGGGCTTACTAACTAGCCAGAATTGGAGCGTAAATTGATGGAGAGAAATGCTAAAATGTCGACAGCACAGCACAGCTTAAGGCGTAGGTTGCTTAATACACAAGAAGAAACAAGCGAATGGCTTTATGAAGCTTACCTAACCGATACTGGAGAATGGTACGGCAAGCGGTGTCCAGCTATTGTATTCAGTGTAAAACGAGGAGAACAGTATTATATCGAATGGAGCAATGTTAGGACGATAAGCAAATATTTCTACGATATGCGTAAATGTGGCGGCTCGTATATGTTATACGGAACTAAAACAGGAGATACAGAATTACCAGTAGCAACAGGAAGCTTAGAAATAACTATTCCTGCCGATGGAACATTGTATGTCGGGGTTGGAAGTAATAGTAACATAAAACACGGAGAAATCAACGCACCATGCTTTGATGGAGATTGGATAAAAGTTAGAAAGGAGTGATAACAAATGTACGCAAAATTAGAAAACGGATATCTTAGAAGTGCGCCAAAAACCATAGTGTTAAACGGTCGCACTATCAACAATCCATTGCCGGAAGAATTGGAACAGTTAGGATATAAACAAGTGGTGTACACAGATATGCCGACAGATGCACCAAGCGGACAGCACTACGAATCTGGATGGGAAGAGGGAGACAAGATAGTTCAGATGTGGACACTTACGGACGACCCAGTCTATCCAGAGCCGGAGCTGTCCGCAGAAGAAGCACTTAATATAATCATGGGGGTGGTACAGTGACAAGAGAACAAGCAGAGCAGTTGCGGAAGTTGTTGGAAAACCAGACAGCCAACATGACCGATGAACAAATATTGAAGTATCCAGACTTTGTAGAGAAATGGGAAGCTGGGAAAACTTATGCAGTCGGTAAGAGATTGGAGTATTCCGGCACTATCTACAAGGTACTTACCGCACACACAAGCCAAGATACATGGACGCCACCGGATGCACCGTCTCTGTTCGCCAAGGTGCTTATACCGGATGAAAATGTTATCCCGGAGTGGGAACAACCAGACAGCACGAATCCATATGCCAAGGGCGATAAGGTAACACACAATGGCAAGACATGGATTAGCACGGCAGACGGGAACGTCTGGGAGCCGGGTGTGTATGGATGGGAAGAGGTATAAGGGGACACGTCAATCCGAAAGATAAATGATAATGTCTGTAAAGGAGGACTAAAAAATGGAACAGATTATTAGTTATGTAAAGCCGGAGTTAATGGTGGTTTCTTTTGCCTTGTATTTTCTTGGAAAATGGATGAAAGGCTCACATAGGATTAAGGATAAAGACATTCCACTTTCTCTCGGAGGTATTGGAATTATTATTTGCGGAATGTATGTAACGGCAACTTGCGATTTGGACAGCATGAAAAATGTTTTTATGGCACTGTTCACGTCTGTAGTACAAGGTATCATGGTAGCCGGACTTAGTACATACGTTAATCAGATTATTAAGCAGATTGGAAAGGACGAATAAGTATGGCAACAAGTACGATTAATATTATTGTAATCTGCGTCTTTCTACTTCTGGCAATGAAGATTTCAAACAGAAAGGACAAATAATGCTTACGCCGGAATATCTCTTTCATGTGACTGAGGGTGCGGAAAAGATAACATCGGATATGCACAAGAACATCATGGACATGATCGTTGAGCGCATAATGGTGCGTATAGGCCGTGGAGAAAATTATCTACTTACAGCTACGGACAGATGGCAGATACAGGTGTTACAAGAATCTGGATACTTACTGGAAGACATACAAAAAGAGATTGCTGACAAAACGAAGAAGCAAGAGAACGAGCTGAAAAGTGCATTTGAAGAAGCCGGTATAAAAGCTATCGAGAGAGACGATGCGATATATAGGGCGGTAGGACTATCACCTACGCCCTTATTGCAATCTCCGGCATTGCTCAGAATACTGGAAAGAGATTATAACGTTACGTGTGGAGAATGGAGAAACCTTACACGAACAACGGCAGATGAAGCACAGAAGTTGTTTCTGAAAGAGGTCGACAATGCTTACCGCATGACATCAAGCGGTGCCATATCATATACACAAGCCGTCAGAAATGCTGTTGACAGGATTGTAAAGCAAGGTGTCAAGGTTTCGTATCCGTCCGGTAGAGAAATGAGCATTGAATCAGCTACAATGATGACTGTCCGCACAGGGATAAGCCAGTGTGCCGGAGCAATCGCACTAAAGCGAATGGAAGAATTGGAATGGGATACCATCTTAGTATCTGCACATGTGGGCGCACGAATTGGTGATGGCGGTAACAATCCAACGAACCACTTTTGGTGGCAAGGAAAATTCTATTCCCGGACAGGCAAAGACAAGAGGTTCCCGGACTTTCGAACATCAACAGGCTACGGAACGGTGACAGGGTTGTGTGGCGTGAACTGCCGACACTCTTTCGGATCTGGTGACGGTGAAAACAATCCGTATGCAGATATCAACCTGTCAAGCGAAGAAAATATCAAAGCGGAAGAGCGCGCAAAAAAGCAACGGCTTATGGAAAGACGCATTCGCAACAGCAAGAGAGAGATTCAGAATTTGCAGACTGCTATAGATACAAGCGGAGATGATAAGCTTAAATTCGAATTGCAACAGATGTATGACCGAAAATCAGCGGTGCTGAGACGGCAGAACAAGCAATACCGTGAGTTCTGCAAAGATAATAACCTTAAAGAATATTCGGAACGTTTACGGGTAGCACAGTGGGATAGGTCACAGGCTGTGAGATCAGCAAAAGCAGCACAGAGATATATCAATTCAAAGGAAAAGTGAATATGGAACTAATAACACAGATACTTGCTATATGCGGTGCTATATCTGTTATCGGTGGTGCTGTTGCGGTTCTTTCCGGGTGGTACAAATCATGGAAAGCACCAAAAGAAAAACAGGACAACCGTATAGAACAGATTGAAAAGCGAATAACAAACATTGAAACATCTATCACAGGGATTAATCAGAAACTTGATAACGATTATAAAAACATAAGGAATACGAGGGATGATATGAATCTATTAATGAGAAGTATGTTTAATTTGATCGAAAACAAAATCACAGGGAATAACATTGAGGGTTTAAAAAAAACTCGGGAAGAGCTTGTAAATGCTATGACGGACAAGAAACCAAAGGAATTATGAAAATATACTCTTTTACACGACCAGAACTTGACTATTTTGAGTTAGAATGCAACTTCACATCGGATGAATTGAAACTGTTCCGGCTCCGTGCTAAAGCTATGCCTTTAGAGGACTGCGCGGAAGAAATGAATGTGAGTGTGTCTACAGTCAAGAGATTGAGTAGAAGAGTGAATGATAAGATTGAAAGGGTGGTATAGGCATGTGGCTTGAAGATGTAAAACCTTGTAAAGCGCACATCGAAGCAACTGGCCAAGAAGTATCGGGCGTACTTGGGTTTGGTGAAATAAGTTTTAACGCTGGCTGGATTATTGACGAAAAAGGAAGAAAAAAATATAGGCATAGACATATAACGTATATTCCTGTTTTTGAAACCGCTGAATTTGTAAAACCTTTTAATGATTTTTCAAATGTCCATACAGAAAAAATAGATTTCCAAGCATATTACGGATCAAGTGCTGGAACTAATACATTTCGCTTAGTTGGAGCAAAACCAATATCTGAAGAAGATCACAACAAAATAACAGGTGCAAAGAGGTGATTATATGATACCTAAGATTTTTAAAATAAGTGGATATCTCATAGACCCGACAGGCAGACTTGAACCACGCCACATTAAGGCAAAAATGCTTTACGGCTGTGGATTTCCACTTGTAGGACAGCACATTCATGTACAGAAAGCAGAGATTAAGAAGTTGGATGAAAAGCATCCACTTATGAAAGAGAACTGTGATTTGGCAGAATGTGAGAAGTATTTCAATGACGAACCGCCGACAGTGAGCAATAGAAAAGTTGAACCGGGACAAGTGTATAGGCACTTTAAGGGCGAGACAGTAAAAGTCCTGTATATTGCACAGGATAGCGAAATGCCGGGACAGTTCAAGGTAGTTTATGAATGCTCTAATGGCGTGTGGTGCAGACCTTACGGAATGTTCGTAAGCAAAGTAGACAGGAAGAAATACCCGGATGTGAAGCAGAAGTATAGATTTGAGTTAGTGGAGAAGTAAATGCAAAAAGTAAATATTCTTGGAACGGAATACGAAATAATTAGAGAAGCGTTTGAAGACGAAACGATTGACGGCTTTTGCGACTATACAGCGCACATAATAAAAGTCAGAAATAATAATGTAAGCGAAGTTGGCGATTTTGAAAAACTTATGAAAAAACAGTTAAGACATGAAATCATACATGCTTTTCTTGCTGAAAGTGGATTACAGGCAAACTTTGAACATTATAAACAGTTCGGACATGAAGAAACAATCGTTGACTGGTTTGCTATTCAGTTTCCTAAAATTATGAAAGTATTTAAAGAATTAGAAATTCTGTGAAATGAGGGGGTAAAAACGTGAAAGTCTATGTGATTACAAGCGGTGAATATTCAGATTATGGAATAGATGCAGTGTGCCTAGATAAAGATAAAGCTGAACAGATTTGTGCAACGATAAATGATGGTTTGATTAGAGCAAAACTATATGGAGATACGGCTTCTGTAGAAGAATATGACACTGATGAATATGAGATAGACAGTGATTGGGCTATTGGTAATCTATATGTATTGCATGCAAAATATAACAAGATATCCAAGCAATATATGTATGAACCAATTCTTACATTTATGAGAAAAGATATTAATTTTGAGAAAATAGGAGATGAAGTACATGTTGAAGCAACGTTTCCGATTGAAATGAATAGAGAAAAAGCGGAGAAAATTATGCGTGATGAATTGGCAAAGTGGAAAGCCGGACAGGAGGATTTATTATGATTTTTAAAGAAGCGTTTGAATTAATGAAACAGGGTGCGAAAGTAAAATTGCCGGGATGGAACGGATACTGGTGTTGGGATAATGATAAGCAGACGATTATGATTCATTGCAGACCAAAGGATTCCGACAAAGGACAGGGAGATGTTCTTGATATCCGTGAAACGCAGAGAGTGGAATATACTTTTATGCACACGCAGAGGGATGACTGGATGATTGCTGATGAAAAGAATTGCGGTGCTCTTGGCGGTCGGTCAACATTTGGATTTGGTGATGCTATCCGTTATCTGAAAAGAGGACTTAAGGTAGCTCGTAAAGGTTGGAATGGTAAAGGAATCTATCTGGAAATGTATTCGCCAGAAGTCAATCTTGAAACTATTGCAGAAGCAGTGCATAACGCATGGTGGGAAGAAAAGAAAAAACAGGGAGTTACAGATCACCCGGATATGATTCCGTATTCTGAACTAAGTGAAGAAGTGAAAGAATACGACAGAGTTACAGCAAGAACAACTATTGAAGCATTCAATTATATGACGCATTCGTTCATATATATCAACACTACTGGATTACAGACAGAAAATCCTTATGCGCCTAAAAATAAAGTGCCGTGGACAGCGTCTCAGGCTGATATGCTGGCAGAAGACTGGGTATTTGCAGAGTAGGAGGATTAATTATGATTATTACAGGAATGGATCACTTTCAGAGTGTATGTAAAAAGAAACTTGTTGAATGGTACAACAAGAGCGACAAACCTCACAAGGGACCTAATGATGTTCAAACAATTGACTTAAGCAATGTATTTATTGTATGGAGTTGCAAAACTTTACAGAACTATAAATGCCTTGCTTCAACTGACATCAGTGGTGACGGAATCTATGCGGAGTACACATACAACGGGGATAAACAGGAGTTGTACGAAGATGTGTACGGAAAGATTACGAACACACGTTATACAGAAGAATAAGTGATACTTTTTAGAGACTTTAACGAACTGTTAAGGTCTCTTTTTTATGCGTAAAATGAAAGCATAGAGAACAACAAATACTAATTTACAGGAGGTATGAGTATGAATCCATATATGTCATATACACCGTATATGCCACAGGATGCTTATATGCAAGACCAGATGGCATTACGACAACGGATAGACAACTTATCACAGGCTCAACAGCAATACAAGGCACAGGCACAGCCGAATGTGAACTGGATACAGGTAGCTGGAATTGACGGGGCAAGAAATCAGATTGTACAGCCTGGAACAACGGCTTGGATGATGGATAACAATGCGCCATACTTTTATGTTAAATCTGTTGACGGTGTGGGAAGTGTTACGTTTAAAGCTTTTGAATTTCATGAGGTACAGGCGAACAATCCACAACCTGTAGTGGAAAACATGGACGCTAAGTACGTGACAAGAGAAGAATTCAACAAATTACTGGATACATTAAAACCTCAGCCGGAAGAACAGAAAGGGGAGCTGACGCATGAGTAATCCGTTAATGGGAATGATGGGCGGTATGCCGGGTGGTAACAGTCCATTAGGAATGATTCAAAGAATGATGGGGATGATGCAAAATGCGCAGAATCCCGGAGCAATGTTACAGAATATGGCACAGAGCAATCCGAACATCAAAAAAGCTATGGATATGTGCCAAGGAAGAAACCCGAAAGATGTATTTATGGAGATGTGCCAGCAAAATGGCATGAATCCAAACGATATTATCAATAAAATAAAGTGATATCCGGACGGAGTGCACACGTCTTGATAAATAAAAGAAAAGGAGAACCAACATGAACGAGGGATTAAACACACTTAGTGCTGCCGATGTAGCAGCAGTCACAAGAAACAACGATGGAAACATGTGGGGTGACGGTGGATGGTTCTGGATCATCATTCTTGCTTTCCTGTTTTGCGGTAACGGATGGGGAAACAACAACGGAGCACAGGACGCTTTTATCTCTGACGAATTCGTGAAAAGAGATATCTTTAACACAAATCAGAATGTGTCTAACACAGCTTGCGAGACACAGAGAGACGTATTAGAGAACCGCTATAACACACAGCTCGGCTTGCAGAACTTACAGGCTCAGCAGTCTCAGTGTTGCTGCAACACACAGAAAGAGATCTTACAGAGTAGATATGATGCAGCATTACAGGCACAGAACATGCAGGCGCAGATGGCACAGTGTTGCTGTGACATCAAAGAAAGCATCTTAGCAGATGGACAGGCTACACGCCAGTTAATCCAGGATAACACGATTCAGAACTTGAGAGATAAGCTTGCTGATCGTGACAGAGATTTGCAGACAGCATATTGGCAGATCTCACAGGTATCACAGACCAATAACATTATTGATGCAGTGAGACCGACGCCAAAACCGGCTTATATGTCTTGCAGTCCATACTTTGCGTATAACGCATTTGGCAATGGTTGCTGTGCAAGTGGGAATGTGATGTAAGTGAACGATATATCACTACTTGACTTTCTGACAGTGTACGGAGTTGCTTTACAGATAGCGAATTTTAACAGTGATCTATCACAGGCAAGTAATTCCGACATCGAAAAACACTTGCACGAGCAAGACAGTAAGTATTTTTTAAAAATAATTGAAAACCAAAACAAAATCATAAGCATGTTGGAAGAATCCATATCTACAAAAAAGTAGTCTTGCGAACATCAAAGAGAGTAGGCATGCGCTTGCTCTCTTTTTTAAGAAAGGAGAAAAAATATGTTAAATTCTATTGCTAAAAATGCTCAGACAGTAGTAACAAATCAGAATGTATTATTTACAGAAACAAGAGTGAAAAGCCGTAGATGTGCTTGTAACACAGGGTGGCTTGCACATGACAACGGCAGTGGGCTTTTTGAAATCACAAACCGTGGGAATCTGCCGATGGCGGTCGAAGTCGAGTTTAACGGAAACGTTACGGCATCTGCAATAGGCGCAGTAGCGTTATCTATCAAGCAGAACGGCGAACCGATTTCCGGTACAGAAATGGACTATACAGTAGCAACGGCAAATGTGTATCAGAATGTCGGTGCAGCTACATTGATTGCAGTTCCGGCCGGAAGTAGCGTCACTATATCGGTTGGCAACGTTGGCACAGTTGACACATTGGTTAAGGATGCGAATATCATCATCAAAAAGCTCTCATAGAAAAGGGGTGAGTTTCTATGATTGATTTTAAAAGCAACCTAGATGTCAAAACTCCGAAAGAAATCTTTGCCGAAATCAATGAACGGTTTATTGGAGCAGTCATGATGCACGGACAGTTTGCGGACTACTTCGATTTCCTTGGCTTAAAAGGCTTTAAGCGGATGCATGAGTACCAGCACATTGCGGAAAGTTTGGAACGTAGGAAAGTGTGCCGATATTTTATAAGCCATCACAATCAGCTTATTGATGATGAATTTGATGGAAAAGTAAATGTTATCCCGGATGCGTGGCGAACGGCCAAACGGTTAAGCGTTGGGAAAAGCACAAAGCAGAAAGCCGTAGAAGATGGCTTTGTCGAGTATCACAATTGGGAATCCGAAACAAAGGAAGTGTACGAACAGTACGCACACACGCTAAGAGAAAACGGCCATGTGGCTGATGCTATGTTCGTGGAATGTTTGGTAGAGGATGTAAGCGAAGAATTAAAAACTGTAGAATGTATGATTAACGACCTCATATCTACCGGATACGACATGGTATACATCACAGAAATTCAATCGGAGATTCACGACAAATACAAAAAGAAAATGAAAGGAATCGGGGTGTAATAAATGAGCGAGATTAAAAAGATTTTGGAAGAACAGCTTGAACGTGAAAAAGCATCTGCAAAGAAAGACTTAAATATGTCTAACTTACAGGCAATGTACATGATTACATCTACATTATGCAATATGAAATCTTTGGAATGTGAAAGCGTACCAGGGATGATTGCGGATGCATCGGAAAACCTTATCAAGAAGTACAGTAACGGAAAGTACGATAAAAACATTGATGCACTATACGACCAGTACATTATGGCGAAAGAGATGTATCAACAGAACGGAGATCAAGCGCACAGAGACAAACTGATGGAAAGTGTCGGGAAACTTATGGTAGAAGTGTACGACATGCTTTCCTCTATGGTGATGGATTCAGATTTTGCGGAAGAACGGAAAGAGATTCAAAGGCAAATCAAGAAGCTTGCGGAAATGTAAAAACATGGGTACGGAGTGCTATATATATTAATGTTACGATATATACGGTGAATCACATAGGACATTTTCTTTTCTTGATACACCTCCTTTCAATAAAGCCTAATAGCGGAATGCTGATTAAAGGGCAGTCAAACGCCCGTTAGGCTTTCCCCTAAGGTTGCGGACTTAGGGAACCGTCATCTTATGTTACCTCCTAAAAATATAAAATGATAAATTTTCATCCCGCAAAGGATAGTGCACAGTATGGTGCATGGATTCATATCCGGATATCCTTTTTCTGTATAGAGTTAGTTACGGAACAATATGCAGATTGACCGTCAAATATCCGTAACAGTGGTTGGAACTGTATAGAGGGAACACTTACACCAACCACTAACGGGATATAGTTCAATGGTAAAACAAAAGTCACAATCATCTCTTTTAAAAAAGACTTATGTCCACGGTTCGATTCCGTGTATCCCGATTACCCCGACAGAGGTTCATCTGTCTGAATCCCTACCGCAGACGAAGCGGTTAATAAGATACGTTGAGGAGGATATGTGACATGAAAAATATTATTCAGATTATCAAAGATGCTGGTCTTGAAATTACAGACGAGCAGAAAAAGACAATCGAAGATGCAGTGAAAGAGAATTACAAAAGCGTATCTGACTATGAAAAGCAGACACGAAAAGTAGAAACTCTGACACAGGAACGTGACAACTTTAAAACGCAGTATGAAACAGCGAAAGAGACTTTAGACGGGTTCGAGGGAAAAGACTTCGATGCGATCACAAGAGAACGTGATGAGTGGAAGACGAAAGCTGAGAATGCAGAAAAAGAATGGAAAGACAAGCTTGATGCCAGCGAAAAAGAGTACAACAAGAAGATTGAAGAAAGAGACTTCAATGACATTCTGGCAAAGGCTCTTGCGGGCGAGAAATTCAGTTCTGATTTTGCCAAAACAGGAATCATCAACATGATTAAAGACAAGGGTCTGAAACGTGAGGGTGAAAAGATTCTTGGCCTTGATGATTACATGAAAGAGCTGAAAGAATCTCAGAAAGACGCTTTCGTGACGGATGGTAAGACACCACCGGTATTCACGACACCTACAGAAAAAGGTGGTGGTGAACAGAAAGCAGAGCCGTTTGTTCCTGGAACTGTTTGGTAAAACCATACTGTGAACCGACTATCAATAGGAGATAGCCGTTGACCTTAAAGAATTAAAGGAGAACAAAAATGGCAGAAACAACAAGAATTACATCGTTAAATATGTTACTTGACCCAACCGGAAAAATGCTTCTTACAGAAGAGTACGGAAAGGTCATTGAAAACGTCCAGAAGAACACTATTTCTGGAAAAATGAAGAATACCGAACTTTCCGGTGATCCATCAGCCGGAACCGTAGAAGCGAAGAGATTCGCAAATGCGACATCCAAGAATTACGGAACCGCCAGAGGTGCATCTAAAGGTGATGGAGTAAAAGGAAAGCCGGTTACGATTCCGATTAACGTTGATAAGGAAATCGTAGAAGAGGTTGAACAGAAAGACGTATCTCTTCTCGGAGTAGAGGGACTTATCGCAAAAAGAACAGCAAACCATGCACTTAGAATGATCGCAGAACTCGACACTGAGTTCTTCAAAGTTGCCGGAACAGATGCGACAGAAGTTGATCTGACAGGTATTACAGCTATTGAGGAACAGGCTGAAACCATGATTCAGCAGTGCGAAACCACCAAGAATGAGTATGTGGACGGAGTACCACGTTCTATGATGAACATGATCTGCACACCAAAATTCTACGGAAAAATCCGCACATATCTGGACAAAGTTACAGTGCCGGGTGTTGGCGTGGCTGACGAAGAGTTCTATGCTTATCATGGCGTAAAAACATTCTCATGCGTGCACATGCCGACAGACGTTGACGTGATCGTGATGGTGGATGGAGCTATCGCACAGCCTGTTAAATCCACACCATACAGTGCTGAGAAGATTCCTCTTTCAGAAGCATATGGCATCGAACTCTTTTACCACTACGGAACAAAATCTGTAATGCCTGACCTTATCTTCAAAAACAAGAAAGGTGAGTAAACATGAGACGGTTTGAAGACTTGGAAACAGGAAGAATCTTATCAACCGAGCATGAAACGAGTGCTCAGTTGATGGAAAACAATCCACAAAAATATAAAGAAGTCAGTGACGTAAAGCCAAAGACGAGATCGAATCCAAGAAAGTAGGAAAATTAGGTGAAACACTATGGCGTACACAGATTATAAGTTTTATACAAAAAAATTTTTCGGAAAAACAATTCCAGAAAGCGAATTTCGTGAATATGTAGAACGAGCCAGTGACTGCGTAGACAACTACACGATGGATCGCCTTGTTGATGGGCTTCCAGAAAATGAGCGAGCAGAAACAAAAGTTCAAAAAGCTGTATGTGCAGTAGCTGATGAAATGTACAAGATAGAGCAAGCTAAAAAAGCTTCTATGGATGCCATAGGAACCATACAGAGAGAAGATGGGACGGTCGTAAATAAGACCGTCTCTTCTGTTTCTTCTGGAAATGAAAGCATATCTTACGCTAACGGGAACATCCAGAGCAATCGGTATACCTTAGCAGCTACCAATGTGCAAGAAGAGAAAAGAATACTTCTTGAAGCGGCGGTTAGCTATCTTTTTAACGTTACCGATGATAACGGAGTGTACTTGCTATATAGAGGGATTTGAACAATGGGAATTATTAAAAGATTATTTTGCAAACACAAAAAGAAAATCCATGCTGGAACGTATCTGGAAGATATCGGAAATGGGATAAAAGAAACAAGGCACATATGGAAGTGTGAAAAATGCGGTAAGAAGTTTTATTAACGAGAGGTGGTACCAATGTATGACAAAACCATAACTGTATTCAACAAATATGTGAATCAAAAGGATGAAATATTTTGGTATCCGACCGTAATTAAAGGTGTTCAACTCATTGTTGATAAATCCGCAAACATTGAAAAGACAGGACTTGATACGGCTGACACGGCAACGCTCCATGTTCTGTATCGCATGGTATCCGATGAAAAAGTAGTATCTGGCAAAAAGTATCTTGAGCCTAAAAAATGGGCGAAACAAATTAACGATACGCTTGGACATACCATCACATTTGCAAGCGGTGACTTTTTCATTGAAGGCGAACATGACGAAAAGATGATAGCAGACGAAGACTATCAGAGCCGGAGAGACGGTGGCTTTTATGATTACATGAACAAAAATCGCGACAATGTATTCTTGATCACCAATGTCGGGACATACACACTTATCCCACATTTTGAGATAGGGGGAAAGTAAATGGCACGTAGCAGAATGTTCCATTTTCCGAATATTTCAATAGTTGAAGCTGACATCAAAGTGAATGTGAATCTTGATCGATTCGAAAAACAATTCCAAGATGCTCAACTTTGGTTAGATGAACAGGTATGGACAGGCACAAAAAAGTATATTCCACAAAGAGACGGGATGCTGATTGATACAACCAATACGCAGAACGAAGCCTTGAAAGGTAGTGGAAAAGTTTATGCCGGATATGGTCCTTACGCAAGATACCTGTACATGGGGAAAGTCATGGTAGACCCGGAAACGGGATCACCGTGGGCAAGGCCAAAAGCAAAAAAAGTAGTAACAGACCGTGATATCCAGTTTTCGAAAGAGCCAAACCCTTTTGCGACAGATCACTGGTTTGATTCTGCCAAAGATGAATCTTGCGATGCATGGGTAAAAGGAGTGAAGAAACGTGCAGGCGGTGGATAGTAAAAAAATAGTGAAATACGATGTTGACGGATACGACATTGTAACAAATGCACTTAAAGATTTGCTGAATCAGTATCCGGGATTGGAAACTGGAGAAGTGTTTAAGTTTTCCACACTCAAAGAAGATGACGGAATGGCATTCTATCCGGTATCCGGTGCGGTGATTGCACAGGAGAAAAAATCGGTAACAGGCAAGGTGAATCAGCTTTGCAACTACCCGTTTTATATCGTGTACAGGACATCCCGTGATTCTCCGAATATGAAAGCGGATATAAAGGAATTTCTTGATAGTGTAGGTAAATGGCTGGAACGACAAACAGTCGTGATTGATGGCGAAAAGCATAAACTTACATCTTACCCAACACTTACAGATGAACGAAAAATAGAAGAGATTACAAGAATCACACCATCATACCTTGACAAAACTTACGAAAACAATGTGCAAGACTGGGTGATTAGTATGTCTCTTAAATACAGAAATGTATTCATAAGAACTAATTAACCGGACATCAATTGGAGATGTTCGCTGACCGTAAAAAGTTAACGGTAGAAAGGACTATAATATGGGAAATCTTAGCAGAGAAGCACTCGCACATTATCTGGACTATAGTTTCAAACAGACAGTAGCAAGTGCTACGTGGGAAATCCTTGGTGATGACATTGACGATATGTCGGTTGATCTGAACCCGGATACAGAGACAAAGAAGAACATTCTTGGTCAGACAAAAACAACAGATAATGGATATGAGCCGTCTATGGATGCAGATACATACTATGCAAACCCGGACAAAAAGCTGTATCCGAAGATTAGGGATATTGCAATGAAACGATTGAAAGGAGCGGACTGCAAAACACTTATGTTGGAAGTCCTTGTGGAAGATACAAGTGCAGAAAACCACCTTGCATATGTCGAAGAGGTTATGGTAAAACCTCAGTCTTATGGTGGAGATACATCTGGCGTAAACATTCCGTTTAAAGTATCTTCTGACGGTAAGAGAACAGAGGGATATGTAAGTGCTACTTCGCTTGCTTCAGGCAATCCAGAATTCACAGCCGGAACAATCCCACATAGTCTTTCTACAGGAAAAGAAGTACTGTAACGCTTTATTGACAGGAGGAATAATATGAGCAACAAGTTACCAAAAAAAAGAAATGATAGCGAACTGGTTATTAAGATAAATGATGGCCGAGTCAAAATTCCGATCAAAAACCAGTTTGGTGAAACTCTTGGAAGTATAGTGTTCGCACCGACTGACACTAACATTGTTGACAGATACGAAGAAGTCGTTCGATTTTGGAAAAATTACAAGATGCCGGAAGATGACAGCATTGAAGCTGCCAGAAAAGCAGAAAAAGAAATTTCAGAGAAAATGTCTTATCTGATTAATGGAGATGCAGAAAAAGCGTTTTTCCAGGTTCTCGGACCGTTTTCGCCAATGGATGATGGAAGAATTTTCCTCGAAATTGTAATTGACAGTGTTGCAAAAGTCATTGAAACAAAGCTGAACACAAACGTAACAAAGGTACAGCGCCGTGTAAATAAGTATGTGGCCAAGTACCATAACTAATGGATGTCTGGAAACTTCCGAAATCCGTTAACGTAAACGGCAAAGAATATCGAATACGCTCAGATTACAGAGCCGTGTTAGATATTCTTTGTGCTATTAATGATCCCGATATAGTAGCCGGAATGTCAGAGGAAGAAAAAAACTTGGAGATATACACAACGATTCTGGCTATATTCTACGAAGACTTTGATAATCTTCCAATGGAAGACTGGGAAGAAGCTTTAAAGACAGCGAAAGAGTTTATCGACTGCGGATTTAAGGGAGATAAGAAAAAACCGCAACTTATGGATTGGAAAAAAGATGCAAAGATTCTGATTCCGGCCATTAATAAAGTAGCGCATGAGGATATTCGTGAGAAAGAGTACTTACATTGGTGGACGTTCATGGGACTTTTCATGGAGATTGGAGAATCTCTGTTCAGTACAATAACTAACATTCGTGAAAAAGTCTCGAAAGGGAAGAAATTGGATAGTTGGGAAAAAGAATTCTATTCTAGCAACAAAGAACTTGTTGACCTTAAAGCGACACCAGAGCGAAGCGAAGAAGAAAAAAAAGAATTAAGAAGAGTATTCGGACTCTTAAATAATTAACCGGGTATCATGTGGAGATACCCGCTGACCGCAAATATTTAGCGGTAGAAAGGACAATACATGACAGAAGATGGAAGTATTGTTATTAACACAAAAATCAGAACTGATGGTATAAAGGCGGGTACGCAAGAAATTGAAGCCGGATTGCGAAGAGCAGCAGACAGGGTGGATAATTTGGGAACGTCTGCAAAAAACGCTATCAACAAGCAAATAGATGCTTTTGCAAAACTGAATAACGAATACAGCGCACAAGAACAAAAGGTAGAATCGTTACGGCAAAAGGTAGCATCCTATGCAAATCAGCGCATCCCAACCACGGAATATAAGGAAATATCCGACCAAATTTCAAAAGCAGAAGCAAAACTCAATCAGCTTACGGCATCTCAGGAACGTTTTGTAGCAAACGGAGGAAAAAAGAACACTTCGACTTATAAAAAAATGCAGTATGACATAGATGAACTTGCGAACACTATTAAATACGCAAGGTCGGAGCTTATTGATCTGGAAGTTTCTGGAAAAGCCTTTTCGACTGGTGTGAACACCAAAGAAGCACAGGCAGACATGGAAAGACTTGCGAGTGCAGAAAGAAGACTTACAGATATGCAGAACCGATTAAACACATCGTATTCTGGCATTAAAAGCAAACTTGCAAGTTACGGTACTGGTTTGGTTTCCTTGAAAGAAAAACTTTTTGGAGTAAACAGTGCTAATAACAAAACTGCAAATTCCAATTCAAAACTGAGTAGGTCATTTAAAGACGCTAGTAAATCAGCCGGATCAGCAAGAATGAGTATCGGAAGAATGCTTACGATGTCTCTATTGTTTAGCGGTGTTTTTCGAATTCTTAGTGCTCTTACACAAGGAATAATAGGTGGATTCAATAATCTTGCTCAATATTCCAAAACCACAAACGCAAACATATCTACTTTATGGGGAAGCCTTGTAAGGTTGCAGAATGCATTTGCTACGGCATTTAATCCGATACTAACCGTTATCACACCGATACTGTCACATTTCATTGACCTTATCAGTACAGCCATAACCTATGTAGGAATGTTTTTCGGGTATCTTGCCGGGAATAAAACATACACAAAGGCATTGGCAGTGCAAAAAAATTATGCTGCCAGTCTGGACAAGACCGCCAAGTCTACAAAGAAAGCCACAAAAGCAGCGAAAGACTACCTGTCACCACTGGACGAAATTAATCGGTACACAACAAATAAGGATACCGACACAACACCGTCTGGATCCGATGTAAACGGAACACCGATCAGCAAAATGTTTGAAGAAGTTCCGATAGATGCACCACCGATTTTCGAAAAAATCAAGGATGTACTGGGTCAGATATTCCAACCATTTAAAGAAGCGTGGGAACGTGAGGGAAAGAACACGATTGATGCTGCTAAGTATGCATTGTCGGAGCTTGGAGCACTGGCAAAGAGTGTCGGCAGTAGTATGTTGGAAGTCTGGACGAATGGTACAGGCACACAGATACTGTCTACCATGTTACAGATCGCACAGGGACTGCTTACAACGGTCGGGAATATCGCAAGGCAATTAGATATAGCTTGGAATAAAAACGCAGTAGGAACGGCCATTATACAGGCTATAGCAGATGCATTCCAAAAGGTACTTGATATCATCAATCGTCTTGTGTGGGATACGGCTCAGTGGGCGGGATCGTTGAACTTTTACCCGTTACTTAATTCGATTAAGAATCTGTTTGAATCTATGTCACCATTGATAGAAGCTATTGGAAGTTTCTTAGAAAGATTGTATACGAACATTATATTGCCGATGCTTACATGGCTGATAGAGAGCGGTCTTCCGGCACTTATTAATGTACTTGCTGGCTTGTTTAATTTTCTCGGTGAACATCAGTGGATTGTTGATGCCATTGGGACAGCATTAGTTACAGCGTTTGCTACCTCAAAGATAGTTCCTTTAATTGCAACTATATCAAGCGCAGTTCTTGGATTTGTTGGACATATAGGAACACTAATCAATATTCTAAAAGGCGGTGGTGGATTAATTGGCGTTATCGGTAAAGTAGTTTCTACGTTTGGCATTGTTCCTATTGCAATAGCAACAGCAATAGCAGCAATCATATTAATAGCTACTCACTGGGATCAACTTAAAGCTGTAATGTCAAAGCTTATAGACTGGATAAAAGGGGTATTTGCCACTGACTGGCACGCTCAATTCGGAGTATTGGGAGATGTAGTGGAAGTTTTTCTTAACAGCTTTAAAGGGATTTTTAACAGCATTAAACAGATATGCTCTGGGTTTGTCACATTTTTAAAAGGAGTATTTTCAGGGAATGTAAATATGGCACTAAAAGGAATACTAAACATACTCCGTGGAGCTGCTAACTTAATCTACTCAATTTTTAAAGCACCTGTAAATATGGTTATCGCTCTATTTAATGGATTGAATCAAGCGATTATTAACGCAATTAACGGTTTGGTAGACGGACTGAATCACATTAAGGTGCCAGATTGGGTTCCAGGTATCGGTGGTAAAGGAATTAATCTTTCCCATGCAAATTACACAAGAATTCCGTATCTTGCACAAGGGGCAGTTATTCCGGCCGGAAATCCGTTCTTGGCGGTTCTTGGTGACCAGACAAAGGGAAACAACTTGGAGATGCCGGAAAATCTGTTAAGAAAAATCGTAAGTGAAGAAAGCGGTAAAGGTACAGGAATGATAAAGCTTGTGGTAAATCTGGACAGCCGTACTGTACTTGAACAGCTTATTAATACAGCAAAAGAGATGCAGATGTCCAATGGACAGAATGTATTCGAACTCGGGAGGTAGGTAAATGGCACAGCAAGTGATTAAGATTAATGGCCGGACTATTCATCAGCCAGACACATTCAAATTCAGTTTTGCCACTACCTCTACAGAGGGAACAGAGCGATTAATGAGTGGCGTTATGTGCAATGAACCGATGTTCACGGTAGAATCTTACGCTTATGAGGGAAGTGACATAAGTATATCAGAAATGTCAAGTCTGCTACAGATGATTGTAAATCAGAGACAGGTGCAACTATATTATTTTTCCGTGTATTACGGAAGATGGAGAGAAGCACCGTTTTACGTCACACAAGGAAGTGTAGATATCGGAACATTAAAAGAGGGAGAAGAAAAGTACAAATCCCTTAGTTTTAACATAATCGGGGTGAATCCACTATGATACACATTAGCAATGCATATAAGAAAGCTATATACGGACGTAGTGACTGGTATCCATCTGCAAGGGTTACTTTCTTGGATGGCACAGTGTTAAATCTTGGCCGATCCGAATTTTTAATATCTGGCAACAACATTGTTGATGGAGCTGGTACACAAAGTTTGCCACTCGGCAATGTTGTTTCCAGAAAAATTACAGTAAAGCTGTATAACGCAGATGACAGATATAGAGTTCATAGCTTTCTTGGTGCCAAGATAACATTGTACAAGTCAATTAGCACGGATATAGGTGATCTGGCTATAAAAAGTGGCACTTATACCGTAATTGACCCGGAAAGCTATGGGGATACCGTAAGCTTTTCTGCTTATGACGATGCATACAAACTTGACAGAGATTATACCACACATTTAACGTATCCGCTCAGCTTAAAGGATATTCTGAAAGATTCTTGCAGAACGTGCGGTGTGCAGATGGATGTTACTTCGTTTTCTGATGATAACATCATGGTAAAGGAAAAACCTACAAATACCACTCACAGACAGGTGATCGGATGGATTGCAATGATTGCTGGCGGGAATGCGTGGATGAATGCAGATAACCATTTACAGATTTCACAGTATGATATGTCTCTTTTTGATAATATTGCGGACATTGACGGTGGATGGTTTGACGATCCGAGACAGAATTATGACGGTGGTCAGTTCGAAACAGACATGATATCAGAAAAGTATTCAACTTATGCGGAGATGTCTGGCGGTACATTCTCAGAAGACATTAGCGAGTATTATTACGATGACTTGGATTGGAGTTCCGAAAAATATTCAAGCGGTTCGAATGTTGACGGTGGATGGTTTGATGATGGATTGGAACTTCTTACAGATGATTCTTATGGAATTATGTACAGGTCTGTTGAAAGAAAGCAGAGAAATACATATCAACTGATAGGGAAAAAAGATAACCTGTTCTTGCTTAAAAACGGGAATGTACTTGGAGTACATTCCGTGGATGTGGAAGAAGCAAGTGGATACATTCTGACGGATGCCACGAACGTGTATACAAGCGGTGACATTTTGGATGATGGTAATTTCAAATTGGTTGATAATTTCCACTTTTTAACCCAGTGGAAGACTGGGTTGACAACAGGAGTAGAGCCTATAGTTATCACAGGGATCCAAACTACAGAGAATGAAAAAACGTACACATATGGTTCTGAGGGATACATATTGAGTATAGAGAATTCACTAATCAAAGATAAGAGCTTACTGGTTAATACAGTCGGAGCAAAACTTACGGGCGTATCATTTATGAATTTTTCCGGCGAACATCTTTCTTATCCTCTTGCAGACTTTATGGATCTTGCCTATGTTATCGACAGGAACGGAAAAGTAAACAAAACCATCTTGACTGATATTACTTTTAACTTTCTCGGTTTTACTTCGCTGAAATGTTCGGCCGAAAATGCAATCAGAAATAGCAGTAAGTACGTGACTTCTGAAACGAAAGCAGTACAAAAGGCTTCTGCAATGGCTGACAAAAAAATCAGCAAATACGATGAAGCTGTTCAATCTCTTACGGCATTAATGACACAAGGGATGGGATTTTTCAAGACGGAAAAGATACAGGATGATAAATCCATTGTATTTTATCTCCACAACAAAGAAAAACTGGAAGATTCGAACATTATCTGGAAAATGGTCGGGGATGCTTTTGCGGTATCTACAGACGGTGGAAAAACGTGGAATGCCGGACTTGATTCTAACGGAAACGCAGTAGTTAATGTACTTTCTGCCGTAGGTATTAACTGCGATTGGATACATTCTGGAACACTTACGCTTGGCGGTTATAACAACCAAAATGGTGTACTTTCGATGCAAGATTCGGCCGGAAATGAAATAGGGAGATGGAATAATCAAGGTGTGTATGCAAGAGGACATTATGTATCCGAAGATTCTAGTGGAAGAAAACTAGACATCCATAACGCAATGATAGATATGTATTCATCCGGAGGAGAATATGAAGGGCACGTTTCTTCGGCAAGCGGAGGAATAGAAGTAAGAGATGGATATAGAGATTATGTAAGAGTAAATGGTGGATATGCGCAACTTCATGGGGCCAATGGAACACAAATAGGTACAGATGGTACACTTCTTATTTCTGCAAAAAAAATAACCATTAACGGTGATACGGCAAAAACTGGAACGGCCGTATTCAGTGATGGAAGTTATTTGAAATTTAAAAATGGAAACTTGATTGGTGGAAGAACAGCAAGCGGTACGACATTTTAAGGAGATAGGTATATGACAAAAACAGAAAGTGCGGTTCAGTGGGCTATCAGAATAGCCAACGACAACAGGCATGGCTACAGCCAAGCGAACCGGTGGGGGAATCCAGACTATGATTGCTCATCACTCGTAATATCTGCATGGCAACAAGCCGGAGTTCCGGTAAAATCAAATGGAGCTACTTATACGGGAAATATGTACAATGTTTTTCGTGCTTGCGGATTTACGGATGTAACGGCAAGCTGCAACAGAGCCACTGGTGCTGGAATGCAAAGAGGGGATGTACTGCTAAATGTTAAATATCACACTGCAATGTACATCGGTGGTGGTCAGATGGTGCAAGCATCATCTACAAGAGGACATCCAGAAGCCGGGGATCAGACGGGAACAGAGATATGGGTGTGCAGATATTATAATTATTCGAGAGGATGGGATTACGTTTTACGGTATACAAAAGGCGGTTCTGCTGGCGGTGGAGGGACACCGACACAACCATCTGGTGTTTCTCTTGTAAGATGGATCCCTGGATAGAAAGGAGAAAATATGGCTATACAGATGCGTAGGGGACTACTTGCAGATTTTGACGCAAGTAAGATGCTCCCCGGTGAATTTGCGGTAACTATAGACGAAGTGGCCGAAAACCAAAAAGTATTTATCTGTTTTTCAGCCGGAACATTTAAGACGTTGGCTACAAGAGAAGATTTTGAGCAAGACTTGGCGAATATCCAACAGGCTATCGAAGACGCAAGAGAAGCGTCAAAGACAGCGAATGAAGCTATCGACAAGGCTAACCAAATCATAGCCGGAAAGGTCGGAATCGATGATACACAGTTGAGTGGATCCACAGTGTATTCTTCGGAAAAGACAGATCAGCTGTACGTTAAAAAAACAGAATACGACAAACTTGTTGAAAAAGTAAACTCTTTGGTAAGCGATTTGTCGAATGCTCTAGTAAGTAGGTGATAGTATGGACCAGATATACATTGAAGCGTTGAACGAAGCGAAAACATTGTCAGATAATGATTACTTGCTCATAGAAACAAGCACAGAAGATCTAAAGATTTCTGTCGGGACTTTAAAACAACTGCTTTCCGTTGCTACAGCGGATAAATTAACAAATCCGTTTGAACTAACTCTTTCCGGCGATGCTACAGGGACAGCAACTATAGACGGCAGTGAATCTGTTGATATTGATGTGTCTCAAATCAAAGCAACTTCGCTAAAAAACGATATTAAAATCAATGGTACACCGTTTGATGGGCAGGACGGAATAGTAACTGATCAATGGGGGAAAGAAAGACAGATTACTATCGGTGGATGCAGTAGGAGCGTAAATGGCGAATCTGATATTGAATTTCCGGCAAACGAAGTCTTTTCAGGATCTGGACAGCCTTACGTCCCGACCGCTGGTGGAGCTATGACAGGAGATTTAAAAAGGAACATTAATGATGCTGATTATACTGTTTACAGTGCTACTACAGAAACGACAGAATCTGGAACGTCTGTAAATATTAAATTTGGAGATGTTAATGCAAATCCAGTCATGCTCGGATTAAGCCAGCCAATTTGGAACAATGGCATAAATGTAAAAAAACTGCTTACAGAGGACGATATTTACGAGTTAGAAAGACGTATTAGTGAATTAGAAAGTATGGCTACACAAACATTATTTATTAAGGAGGAAGATATAAATGGCTGATGAAAAAGCGCAGAAAATCTATGGAAAATATATAAAAGAACTTCCACAAGTTACAGAAGTAAATGATACAGATGATATCATCGTTGAAGATTCTACACCGATTACAAATCGAACAAAACTTGGTGTTATTTTCGATACGATTAAAAGCAGAATTGCATCTACGTGGAAGTTTTCAGAATTAGGGAACAAAACAATTCTGACGTATATTACGGAATTAAAAGCAAAAGCCCCAGTATTTGGCACAACGTCTCTTATCGAAACACCTGCAAATACTTACAAAGATACTACTGTAAAATTCGGAAAAACTTTTTCAAAGGCTCCGACTGTACTTGTATCTCTTTCCGGTGGATCACAAAATACAAAATCGTTCGGAGTGCAGGTTTTAAGTACGACCACCAGTAGTTGCGTTATTCGTACTGTTAACGGAAACAATTCAAGTGTGTCTATTATTGTTAACTGGTGCGCATTAGCCTAAAAATGTGGGGAACATTGCCAACCGAAAAACATGAGATGATTTCCTTATCAAACAGGGAAGGAGAAAAAAATATGGCAGCTATGAGCGAAGAAACCATGTGCGAAGTGATCAAAAGCTGTGCCTACGGTTATACCGTAAACGAATTGGCAGAACACTACAGCATGGAAAAAACAGATGCAGAAAAGTTTGTGAAAGATCATGCATCAGAGATTACAGAAACGAAAGAACACTTAAAACAGGAGGGATATATTGAATAGGATAGTCGATGTTTCTGAACATAACGGGAACATCGACTGGGCGAAAGTAAAAGCATCCGGCATTGTAGGTGCTATCATCAGATGCGGATATGGACAAGATCAGACAGGACAGGATGACAAAAAATGGCTGAGAAATGTATCTGAATGTGAGCGACTTGGCATCCCTTACGGTGTATATCTGTATTCTTACGCAAAGACTACAGGTGCAGTACATGGAGAAATCAACCATGCATTAAGACTTTTAAAAGGACATTCTCCGGCATGGCCTGTATATTTCGACAGCGAACAGCGAGGAACACAGGGCGTTGCAAAAGCCAACGCAAAAGCATTTTGTGACGCAATGGTGGCACATGGCTATAAAGCCGGAATCTATGCATCTACATCTTGGTATAAGAACTATATCGGTCAGACATGGGGATATTCTCTGTGGATTGCATCTTACGGCTCTAAATCTGCCGGAGTAGACGGAATTGATATGTGGCAGTACACATCGAAAGGCTCTATTCCTGGAATCCCTGGAAATGTAGATGTAAACTATCTCTATAAGGATTTGGGCGGTACGGTAACTCCGGTACAGAAACCGACTGTAGCACCGGCACCTAAACCGGTAGATGAATCTTGGAAAGGTGACAAGCGGTATTATCTCAATAATTCCCGTGTTGGAGAATGGCAGAAAGCCATGAACAAAGGGTTTGATACCAACGCATTGTCTGTTGATAACAAATTCGGTGTCGGCTCACAGAATTTTGCTAAAACGCATATCTTATGGGCAGGACAGACACACAACTGTATCACGGCTATCAGATGGCTCAGACGCACCCTCAGAGACGTATATGGCTTTACAAAGCTGTCTTACGATGGGGGATGGACAGACTATCTCGGGAAGTGCGTAGAAGTATTCCAGAGGAACAGAGGACTTACACCGGATAGAAAAGTAGGACTTATCACGACCTACTGGCTCTTATCCGGCGTTGTGAAATAAGATAAGAGCATTACACTTTACATACAATACCAAAAATCCCACTACTGTTTTCTCGCCAGTAGTGGGATTTTGAATTATTTATTAATTACATATTTTATATCTTTTGTTGACCAGAAATCCGGCGCAACATTAATTTCAAAACTCTTAAAATCTGTAGGTACTTGATATACGATGATTCCATTCATTTTCTTTCCGGAAGCAACTGATCCGTCTAATTGCGTTTTCCCCTCTGCTTCTGGTGCTTGCTGTCCGAGAATGTCTTGATTCAACGAATAATCATCGCAATAAGCTTCAAAGTTCGCTGCGGAACTAATATTGATATCTTTGGATGAATTGTTCTCGATGTTAAATTCAAGTATCAAAAACTCTTTTCCATCATCCGGTTTCACATATTCGCTTCCGGCTGATTCTGTGGAGCTTACCAATGTTACATTAACGTCTTTGAGTGAAACTGTTTCACCGACCTGAAATTCTTTTTTCTCATCCACTGTTCCCGATTGAGAATTTTTATCGTTTTGACCAGAAGAAGTGCTTACTTTTTTAGGTCCACTTTTGTCTCCTCCTGCCAACGATCCTATAGCTCCAATTACTACGAATACTCCGAACACTATAAGTATAGTTTTGAGACATCCACCTTTTTTCTTTTTCACTTTAATTCCTCCCTCATTATATAGTATGCTATGATTATATTCTATTAAGTATTTTTCTTTTCTTTTCTTCGAATTCTTGCTTATTGATTGCTCCACAGTCAAGAAGTTCTTTCAATGCTTTTAACTGATTTAGATCATTTACAATTTCAGCGGTAGATTCTGGTTTTTCACTTATCTTTTTGTTTAGAAAATCCATAAATTCTTTATATCTTTTTTTGTAATCTTTTCCTATAACCGAAAGAAGTAAAGAATTTGGATCATTTTTAACCGTCTTCTTCCATCCTTTGTCCATCCATTTTATTTGCTTGGCCTGTTCTCCCGGAATTATAAATTGTATATATCCATGCCCCCACCAAACACTTGGTTCCTTGCATGTTATACCGCTAATGTTTTGATAATAGAATTTTCTCCCTTGTTTTCGAGAATCTGTTACATACATAGGAATAATTTCTACATATTCATCACAAGCAACAAGTTTCCCGAAAAAGCTATCTAATTCCAAGACCTTTTTATTCTGCATATAAGTACCTCCGCATACATAGTATGCTATCTTCTTAATACCGCAATCACAACTCCAAACCTTACCCATTGTTCCATGTCTTCAAAACTATTTGGATCAACTTCTATGACATCACCGAAGCCGTTGATCGGGACTAACTTTATCTTACCTCTCTGCACATACCGCCTTATATACGCACGTCCTGTTTCTTTGTGTATAATAATCACGGTATCACCGTTTCTTGGTACTCTTTTGGATATGCAAATGATATCACCCTTTACATATACAGGGAGCAAGTGGTTGCTCGTTATCTTTATGCCACAATGTAATGTCTCGCCGTACTTTTTTATGTATTCCGGGCAGTATATCCGTTCTTCGTGTGAGGAATCCAATATCATACCGTCAGCCATCTCACCAGTGAGACATAGAACATCCAACATGTTTTCAGGATCCGTTTCCAACACTTTCATAGAGATTTCATAATCCATCTTGCCAAGAATATACGCACGTTGTCTGTCGGTCAATTGCCTGTACTTTCCCAATACCTCGTATTCCTTAGAAGAATGCCCTAAGAGATCAGGGATAGATTTATGAGTTAGTTCCGACAACCTTAGTGCTAAGAAAACGTCAAGATTATTAGTCTTCCGTGAAACGATATTTTTGTATGTGGACACAGAAACACCCAGCATCTTGGAGAAGAGAACTTGCGTAAAATCAAGGCTTTTCCGCTCTTCTTCGATGTTATGTGCAAAGTTATCCAACATTTCTCTTTTCGTTAACATTATGTCACATCCTGTCGAAAAGGCTAATATCTTGGCTATTTTTCACTTTTTTTGTAAGAAAAATACGATATTTTAGCCAACATCTTGACTATGGTTTTGAGTTATAATTTATTTAAGTATTACAATGTATCATTATAAAACAAAAATGGCACTTGTCAAGCCATTGATAGGAGGTAATCTAATGGGAAAGGACGAAATGAACAGCAAGAGCAACAAAACATGGACTGATACTTATGAAAACGAAATCAAGCGGATGATAAAAGGAATCCGTGACCCTCGCCTAATGCGGTACATCTATCTTATTGTAAAAGATGCTATCAGCGAAAACATTGACAGATAGCAAACGTATGTTCTATAATGTGGGTAATCGCTACTGGAATGACGTGTCGGATATTGGAGGGATTTATGTGGACGAAAAGAAAACCATAGAAACGTATCAAGATGAAGTTATAAAATTAATAAAAAAAGTAAAAAATCCAAAATGGTTAACTTACATATATGCTTATGTAAAAAAATTCATTGAATAATTAGCAAAAAAGAAAGACAAGGACTTGCGCATTGCCCTTGTCTTTCTTTTTATTTTTCTTTTTCAGAAATCATGTCCACTAAATGTTCTAAACTTTCCCAACCTTTTTCATCCAATCTTGCCAAAGCTGAAATAAGTCGGCATTTAAAATCATTTTCGTCTGCTTTTTGAAGATCTGATAATAAATTAGAAATCTCAATTGCTTTTGGATTATCTATCAGCATATCTCCGTCACCAGTTCTCAGCCATAATTCATTTATTCCATATTCCTTACAAATTAATGCGATTGCCGCATCACTTGGAATGCTGCGCCCCATTTCATAAGTTGCCACTGTGTTTCGCTTCACTTTAATTCTGTCTGCAAATTCTTGCTGAGTAACATGAAAATAATTCCTGACTTCTTTTATTCTGTCTTTCGTGTTGTTCACCTCCTGTCTGTAAATCTAATATAACACAAAATGTTGAAAAAATCAACATTAACTATTGACAAATGTTTTATACCGACATATAATTGTTTTAGAATCAACAAGGAGGTGATAGCAAAGATGAAAATAACAAAGGTTGGATACACGATGGTGGTAATTGCAACTTTTCTAAATTCCATTACATTATTTTGGCTTGTATATATTCGATAAAGTCAATGATTGCAGGAATGGCAGAAATAAACGCAAATAACAGGCTGAGCAATGGGATAAAATTATATTTCCACCAATTTATTCGCTTAGAATGTTTTACCTTTCTATCTTGCTCAACAATTGGACGAACATACTTTTTATATGCCGATGAAGTTTTAAATTCTTTTAAATCTTCGGATGAGATATTTGACATATAACTTGTATCTAAGTCGGTTGATTGAAGTGGTGGAGTGAAACGCTTTGAATTTTTCATTTTTCTGTAATCCTTTCAAAAAAGATACAGAAATTATAGCACAGAAAGGAAGTGAGTGCATGAGTGAGAAAGAAAAAAAGATAGTTGAGAAGATTAAAAAGGCAATGCCGAACTTATCCGAATTCGACAAAGGTTATTTTCTCGGTAAAGTAGAAAGTCTGGCGGATGAAGCAGAAAAGAAGCCGGACACTCCGGCAAAGAAAACATAAGGAATACCGGAACCATAACAATTGAATACAGGAGGTGATAGCGTGGAATACAGTCCATTAG